ACGTTTGTGTTGAGCAGAACAAAGGTTCCGTCCGTCATCCCCGCTGCTGTATCAATGTTTACGGTTGCAGAGCCACCAACTAGATCAACACTGCCGCGATAAATATTGTCGGCCTGTGGCGCTTCCACAAATGAGTGAACAAGATGGTGAGTATCTGTTTTGGCGGGTAGAGGATGGTCAATCTTAAATGATCCAGAACCCTTGGAAAGACTGCCTGGGATAGAGACAGCGCCAGAGTCAGCAATAATAATCCTCTTAGTGCCTTCATCTGTTTGCAGTGAAAGACCGCCAGACCCACTAGCAATAACATCACCACACTTGATGGCAACGCTCATAACAAGACCGTTATGGCTAAGGTTCATCCGCTCTGCGCTAGCAGTGTTGAAATACATAGTGTCGTTTGAGTGAGCATACTGAACAACTGCCCGACCACGACCATCATTGTCTGAGAACAATATTCCGCCCGTGCTTCCGTTGGGAGTACGAATGTCCATCATCACTGAACCAGAATTTTCTAATATTAGTTGGTCGGCTGCGTCAGCGGAATACGATTTACCTGACCCGCCTTTGTAAACGTGGAGTCGCCCTTCAGCTGTTGGTGCGACCCCGATTCCCACGTTGCCGCTGCTGTCGATGCGCATGGCTTCGGCTGGTGCTGACCCTGTTCTAAAGACTATATTTCCGTAGCCCGTCGTCGTGCCGTGGGAATCAATGTAAAGATGCTCAAATCCGGTGGCGTCGTAGTTAATTTCACCGTAGGGAGTCGCAGCCGGATTACCAAATCTAATCGACTGATTCGCTTGTGTAGCATCATAGATGTGCAGCTTTTTAGCTGGGCTGCTAGTCCCTATGCCGACGGAGCCGCCCGAAATGCGCATGGCTTCGCTGCCGCCAAGACTAAACTTAAACGCACCTGTTGAGCTTTGAGCATCAAGCTCCACACCAGCATTACTGTTGGTGTTAGAAAACGTGCTTATTTTTAAGCCCCTGTTTGGCGTACCGCCTCCTGCGTGGAAGATAGCTATATCCGAATGATCAGTATTATTGTTGACGGTCAGAGGTGCTGAGATTGTGGCAGTTCCGATGCCCACGTTCCCATCGCCACGAACCTTAAAATAGGTCGCTGAGTTGTCGTGGTTTCTAACACTAAACGACTCATCGCTTGAGTTGCTACCAGCGCGAACCCACAACCCGTAATTTCTACCGTCAGTTGCTTCATTGTTGCGAACAGTTAAAGCATAAGCATCGTCTGCAACACCGTCTGCTGGGTCAATTGTTACTGCGCCGCTGCTGGTCAAACCATCCGCAGTCACGTTGCCGCTGAAGGTGGAGTTTCCGCTGGAATCAATTTCTAAGCGATTGGTGTTGTTAGTCAGTAGCTTCAGTTCATGCGCGGTTGTCGTACCGAAAGACATGGCAGTGTTGCCGTCCTCATACGCCAGTTTACCTGCGACCGCACCCCCAGTTCGCTGGAAGACCATTAAAGATGTGTCAGCTAATGCGTTTGATGTAAGCGTTAAAACCGTTGAGCCAGACGAAGCGCCTGTAACAGATAACCCTGCTGACATATCCACAGCACCATCAATGTCCACGACATCTAGGTTAGTGGTGCCATCAACGTCTATATCGCCTGAGATGTCTAACGTAGCAGCATCTAGCTCACCGCTAATCGTAAAGTTGCGAATGCCTGTGTAGTCTTTATTAGAATCAAGTATAACAGCCTTAGAAGCTATTGCAGTACCTACTGCTGTGCTACCAAGGTCTAATGCGTTTAGTTCGCCTACAACGGCTGTAATGCCATCTAGGACGTTTAGTTCTTCAGGAGTAGAAGTAATAGCTGTAGTAGACACTGCTGCCAATACAGGCAAAGTACCGCTTTGGTCAGGCAAGCTAATGGTTCTATCAGCAGTAGCGTCTATACTTGTAAGCGTAGTTTCTGAAGCATCCGCTGTAGCTCCTTCAAAGATTACAGCGTTGTTTGCAGTCATCTGTACAGAGTCTACAATAGTAGTAGTACCAGCTACAGATAAGTCTCCAGTAATAGAAAAGTTCCTAACGCCTGTAAAGTCCTTGCTAGAATCTAATACTACTGCTTTAGATGCAATAGCTATACCTACTGCTGTGCTGCCTAAGTCCAGAGCGTTTAACTCACCAGTTACGGCAGTAACACCATCAAGAATGTTTAATTCTGCTGTTGTGGATGTAACTCCGTCTAGGATGTTAAGTTCAGCAGCGGTAGACGTAACTCCATCAAGGATGTTCAATTCTGCCGCTGTGGACGTTACGCCATCCAGTATGTTAAGTTCAGCAGTAGTAGACGTTACACCATCAAGAATATTTAATTCAGCAGCCGTGCTTGTGACACCATCAAGGATGTTAAGTTCCGCTGCCGTAGCCGTAACCGCTGTGCCATTAATGGACAGTGCGTCAGTTTCCAACGTACCGTCAATGTCAGCGTCGCCTGAAATGTCAAGAGATCCTGCATCCAGTTCTCCTGTAAGTGTAATGTTACGGAAGCTGGTTACATCTTTGTTTGCATCTACTGTTACAACTTTACTAGCTACTACTGTGCCTACGGAAGACCCAGTGTCGCTGTAGTTCAATTCAGCAGTAGTGGCTGTTACACCGTCTAGTATGTTTAACTCTGCGGCAGTGCTAGTTACTCCGTCGAGGATATTAAGTTCTACCGCTGTAGACGTAACACCGTCCATAATGTTCAGTTCTGCTGTAGTTGCAGTAACTCCGTCCATTATGTTTAACTCAGCAGTAGTCGCTGTAACACCATCTAATATATTGAGTTCAGCAGTGGTACTGGTTACACCATCAAGTATATTTAGTTCAGAAGCAGTGGAAGTAACACCGTCTAATATATTGAGTTCTGCTGCGGTTGACGTTACGCCATCTAGGATATTTAACTCAGCAGCAGTAGCGGTCACTCCGTCTAAAATGTTAATCTCTGCGGCTGTAGAAGTTATAGCTGTACCGTCTAAGCTAATAGCGTCAGTGTATAGTGTACCATCAAAGTAACCGTCCTTAAACTCTAAGGAGCTAGTACCAAGGTCTACGTCATTGTCCGTTACAGGTGCAATAGCTCCATCAGTCATTGTAAACTGTGCAGTACCTGCGGAACTAAATGCTAAGGTGTCCGCTGCGCTAAAAAACAGCCCAGTGTTAGTGTCACCTGTGTTTGTTATGGAAGGATCACCAGCAGTACCATCAGGAAAAGAAACTACACCTGTAAACGCTGGGCTAGCAATGTTTGCCTTAGTTGCGGATGCAGTTGCAATATTATCAAACTCTGCATCAATCTCAGAGCCTTTGACAATCTTATTAGCATCACCAGATACTAAAGAGTCTTTAGCTGTAAAGTTGGTTGTCTTTGAGTAATTTGTCATACTAATTTACCTATGAGTGCTTCAGTCTTTAGTTCCTGTATTGACAAAGACCTTCCATTAATTATTGCGTCTACCCCAATAGTAGCAACTGCGCCTGATCCTGTAGATTTTACTTTAGCGTCCTCTACAATAATAGAGGCACTGTACTCTGCTTCGCTTGTGTTGTATTCAGCAATCCCGTACTCTGCTATATTAGAGTTTGATATTGTTAACGCTTGTTTAGTGTACGCCTCTGTATAGTCGTAGCCCCAGTTAAGAACAAGACTACTACCTTGACCGCCAATAACCTTAAAAGACAGTTCTTTAAGTATTTTAAGTCTTGAAGGATCACCAAAAGCCAAAGGCTGTGTGTAATACTTCATTGTGTAGGGGCTGGTATCGTCTAAAAATTCTGAGTATTCGTTGATACCTTTTTCTGTACCTAAAAATACTGTACCGTCTGACCCTATACTTCCACAAAGTATTTTAGTAGAGGGCCAAGTAGTAACTCTATTACTACCGTCTTCTAAAGTTCCCCGCATATCGAAACAAAAAACAAGAGAACTAGAAGGAAAGAACAAAAGATAAAAAGCATTCTCTGGACTATATGTAGATTTTATATTACCTGTTTCTAATCCTGTTCGTTGTATAATATCGTCGCGCACATTTTTAGAAACATTCCCAATTGGGTTTGATTTCTCTTGTATAGTTCTTCCTAAACTACGTACACCAGAGTCAGACAGGAAAATTAAATCAGTTCCTGTATCCTGTACACTGTCTCTAGCTATACAGCCAATGCCTGTTATAACATCAGCCAATACCATGCTTGCAGGAGCAGAAGCGCCTGAGTACAATAATATACTTTGCTTACCAAAAATAACTAAAAAGTTGTTAAACTCTCTAATAGCTACAATTTCATCAAACCCTGTAGGCCAAACTGTGGTTAAGTCTAAAGATCCTGACGTACCCCCTGTCCAATCGTCACCATCAAGAGTGTCTGAAAAGTATAGAGTGTACTTGTTGCCTGTGACATCCCCAGCCCAAAGCCTACCAAACGCAGCACAGCCTTCATTAGCATCAGGAGCATCAGAGGATAATACCCCTATAGTCCCTGCGCTTGTAGTGTACTCTAGTGCGTCATGTCCTCTCTGGAAAAAGTATGCGTCGCCGTTAAACGACACTATTTTCCAGTTGTTGGCACTTATAGTCATGCTGTTTGTTACATCAGTCAATGACGTAGTGCCAGTAAAAATTTTGTTGTTGCCTGTTGAGAATACTATTTTAGTACCGTCTCTTTTAGTAAACTCAAACACGCTTTCTATACCAGCACTAGACCCTAGAGGGGTAGTAGAGCTAGTAAGTTTTTTTATTCCCTGTCTGGCACCTATCCTACCAAACTTATCAATGACAGCATTCTCTGCAATGGATGCAAAGGACGAATCTTGGTTGACAGGAGAATCCTGAGTGTTTAACCCACGAAACCCCGGCGCTCCTACATATATGCTTTGTCTTTGTTGTGCCATTATGCGGGTCTAAAAATAAATTCTTCAGGATTCTTATATGCGTCTAGTGCAATCTCGTCTGATAAATGACGGTCTGCAATAAGGAAGTAATCTTGTGCAGTTGTACCTCCAGTTTCTCCTCTTTCTCTTGCCAACAAAGCTACAGCCGCATGTACAATAGGATTAGACGGTATTGCAGTTGTGTCTGTGTCGTTACTCAATACGCCTTCTCTAGCTATCAAATCAAAGCGTAAAGAGTAAGAAGCGTCTGGAGTTGGGTATACAGTAACTTGTGTATCTCCTGACCCGTCTACACCTGAGTAAGTAAAGTAAGCAGGTGCGCCACTAGTAGACCCAGCATTGTATACTGCATTGTTTACCCAAGTAGGTGTTTGGTAAGTAATAAAGAAATTAGATGTGTCGTTAATGACACTATATATTTTAACACGTTCTCCTGCATTTGTCAAGCTATATTCTGAAGTTCCTGCTGATGCTGAAACAACTACTGTAGTCCTAAGTGCAGACCAATCGTGTGAATTCTCTACCTGTGTCTTTGCGTCATTTACAAAGTCACCTACCATCTTAGAGTACGCTGTGTTAGCTACTGCCGACACTTCATCTTCACGTAAGCGTCTAAGTACGCTGTTCACTAATGTTAAGTATTGTGTACTCATCCTATTATGTTCCTAAATAAACTGGGTGCAAACTCTGGTGTCTTATACATAGTTGCTCTTTGTACTTCTTGAGGTGCTTGATATGTAGGCTTAAACTCTAAGTCTTCAAACAAAGTACGAGTAACTTTGCCGGGGTTTAGCATTCCAAGGGCTAGTCCTGACGCTAAGCCTATTCCAGTCCCTGCACCAGCGCCTTCTCCACGCCCCTGCCCCTGACCCTCACCAAAACCCTCACCAAAACCTTCTTCGCGTCCTGCGGCTTCTGCGGCGGTTGCTGCGGCTTCTCCAGCAGCCACTGCTTCCGCTGTTGCAGTTTCTCCAGCAGCCACTGCTTCCGCTGTTGCAGTTGCACCTGCGGCTTCCGCTGCTTCTACAGCAGCATTTCCTGCGGCTACAGCAGCGTCTACAGCATCTTGACCAGCTTGCACAGCATTTGCTACGTTAGTTTCTCCTGCTGCTATGGCATTTTGTAAAGTTGTTGCTGATTCACTTATTGTGTTCTGTAGTGTAGTTTCAGCGGCTTCCATAGCTTCAGAAAGAGCAGTATTACCAGCTTCTATTGCTGCGGCTTTAGCTTCCGTAACCTCAGTAAGTTTTGTGTTTAGAGAATCTATAGATCCTTCTAAAGTGGTTACTGAAGATTCTAAAGTTTGTATGCTTTCTGTTTGGGCTGCTATTGTTCCAGTTTGGTTAGATATTGCTTCATTAGCTGAATTTAGTTCAGCCTGTAATGACGACGCTGTATCTTGTGCGTTTTCTAAAGCTGTTGCGGATGTTTCTAATTTAGTTTCTAAACCTTCAATAGCTGTACCCGCTGATTCTAGTTCTCCTTCTAAACCCTCAATAGTTGATTCAAGACCTGTTTTTTCTGTAGTAAAATCTGCCTCTACTTCACTTACAGCTTTTTGAACAGCAGCATCTATATCCCCTTGGTCAAACAAAGTAGTGTCTTCAGGAAGATTAGCTAATACTGTTTGTTTGGCTTCTTCTACTTCTTCAGGCGTAAATAACCCAGAAGTAGCACCAGCTAAAGCAATAGATACAAAATCATCTACCTGCTTTTGTGTGAACATTCCCCCAGAAGATGGTGGTGGTGGAGAAGCTGGTGGTGGAGCAGAAGGAGGAGGAGGAGGTGCGGAAGGTGAGGGTGCAGAAGGTGCTTTAACGCTTTCTTGTCCTTCTTGTGCTTCTGCTGCTTCTGCTGCTGATGAGGACTCACTACCGCCTACTTCACTTGTGTCAATTGCTGGTGGTGGTATGTTGAGAGCAGGGTCTTGTGGATCTTGCATATCAACGTCTGATGTAACATCGTTTAGATCAACAATAGTTTCAAAAGTTGTTTCTGGTGGTGGGGTAACTTCGTCAGGCTCGTCTGGCTTTACTGCTTTTTCAGTAGTGTCTGTAGGTTCTTCTCCAAGATCAACTTTACGAACAACTCCATAAGCAGTGTCTAAAATTTCTTTTATGGTAAAAGGGTCAAGATCTGCTTCAAGCAGTATCTTTTCTGCTTCTTGTCTGTCTGAAGTTCTATTTTTTACTTTTTCTGCGGCAGTTTCAATACGTTCTTCTTGGAGCAGCGGATCATCTGGGTCGTAGTATTTACCAGCAGTTGCTATAGAACTTAGCATATTAACAGGGCCAGCAAACCCGCCTATAGAATCTCCTGCTGTTGCAGCAGATCCTCCTGAAAAAACGTCTCCAATAGTAGTTACACCGCTAGTGTCTACGTCATAAATAGGATTACCTGCTGCGTCTACTCCTGTAGTTACAGCTTCTTCGCCAAACAAAGGAACATCTGCAAAAATATTGCCTAATGCTTCTTTAGCTCCTCCCAAAACCTGAGCAATCATAACAGCCTTGCCTACTTCAGCAAGAGTCCTTACGCCAGTAGCAAAATCACTTTCATTTATTTCGTATGTTCTTAGCTCACCAAAGCTAAAGGGGTCATACAGGTACTGTCCTGTACCGTCTGAAAAAAGAGGATTGACACCGTACTGCCCCATAAGCTGTTGTACTTCAGGGTCTTTGGTGTATACGTCATAAAGTGCTTGTTCGTAGTTTGCACCTGTAGTCGCTTGTACTTGAGGTACTTTGTCAAGCAGTAGTGTTCTTATTGCGTTTTGAAAGTCACCAAGGTTTTCTTGAGAAGCGTTAGTAAATCTGTTTAGCTTACCTTGAAAGTCTCCTTGGTCTTGAGGAAGTTCAGGCAACTCCCCTGTAACTGAAGACAAGTAATCTTCTGCACTTACAATGTTTGATAATGCTGTAGGTGCGCCCCCCATACCTGCGGCTTCAGATCCAAAGGTATCAGCAAAAGGATCTAACCCTGAAGTTGTCTCTGCTTCTCTAAGGCCTAAATCGTAGTAAGAAGCTACTTCGTCAGGATCATCTGTAGTCGCCCCTGATGCTAAAATGTTCCTGTATACATCAGTAATAGAGCCTAGCTGTCCTGCTGTGTACAGAGGATTAGAAGCTAGTGGAGGAGTATATTTTTCTTCTTCCTTCTGTTCTTGTTCAGCAGAAGCCACACCACCCATAAAGCCGGGAGGTAAGTCAAACTCTGACTCAAAAGGATTACCAAAGAAGAACTGTTCTGCCCTCATTTGCCACCCCAGCTAGACAAGGTTTTGATACCAAAGCTGGCAGCTATAGCACCACCAAGGAATGCTTTGTAGTAATCTGGCATTGTGGACAATACAGTAAACCCCTGCTCAACGTATGGAACCATTGTAGGTATAAACGCACCTATCAATGGCAAACTTAAGATAATAGCAAACCACTCATCCTTCCAAGAAGACTGAGAGGCAGCGGCTTGTTGAGTTTCCCAATCAGCGTCCGCATCAATACGTCGCATCTTGGAGTCATGTACAGCTTGCTTTTCAGCAGCTTTGTTTTTAAGGAAAGTACCTGCTAACCCAGTTATAGGCCCAATCAAAGATTGCCACATATACTCACCTTAAAAAGAAAGCTAGGGGCCACCTAAGCAGCCCCATGCTTAACCTACTATTAGCTAGCAGGAACTACCAGAGTCAGACCAGACGCTGGACGAAGTACAGCTACTCCGTACAAGGTGTCTGAAGTAAACAAGTTAGAGAGGAACTCTTGCTTGTACTGAGTCTGTGAACGTACACCCATTTGCTCTGCCATGACGATAGCATCACTATGCATCAACAAGCAGCCCAAAGAGTCTACTGTGCTATTAGAGTTAGCACTAGCGGTTTCAACAACAGGACAGTTAGTGCTGACAAAAACATCAATACCGTACAGTTGACCAATCTGGCCGTTTGTAACTTGACCGTTGTTTACGAAGTCAGAACTAACATAGCGATCAATACCCATAATGGTGTTGCGAACAACAGGTGGGATAATGAAGCTACGTCCGTCCATAGGAACGTCAGCATCGTCTAGCTTCTGAATGATACCACGGAATGCTGCATCAGTAAATACGTCAGCAGAAACTACGGTGTCAACAGCGTAGGCAGAAAGACCATTAGAAGCGTCTACAAAGAAAGTACCTCCGTTGTTTGCGTAGGTCGTAGACGTTGTACCAGACGCACCCAAGCCAGTAGCCAACGAGTGGAGGTCGGTGTCAACTTGCTTAGCCAGCGCATAACCAGCATCTTCAGTATAGAACTGACGCAAAGAAGACAAGGCTTGTACATCCGTAATATCCTCAATCAAGCGTGAGTATTCAAAGTGCTTGTTGATGGATACTTGCACTTCGCTTTCCGTAGCGTTCTGCACCGTTACAGCAGTATTTTCTGCTTTAGCGTGTGCATCGCCACGTACAGGCTTAGGTACATGGATCGTATCACCTTTCTTGCCAGCCATTGACATCTTTTTGACAAGGTTTGCCAAGACAAGGTTTTTCTGGTAAGCGGCGATAATTTCGTCACTCCAGATTTCCGGGATGAAGGTTGCTGCGCTAGTATTGTCAACAAACCCTCCAGTTGCGGGATATGTAGAATCAGTCATTTAATATCTCCTCAGATATACTATTTGACCCTCTTTTCAGCATACGCTCTCATTATTTCATCTTGGAGAGCAGTATACCTATGAGGATCGTCTTTCATAAGTTTAATAATGTCTGCGCGTCTATAGATTTTCTTAGGGCTTGATTCAGAGCTACCACTGGCATTGCCTGTACTAGCTGTACGTACTGCTTGCTTACGGCTCTGCTTTTCAGCATTAGCAGCTTGACCAATCATTTGTTGACGTTCTTTCCAAAGATTGAAAAGTTCATCAGCAGCTTCGTAGTCGTACTGTTTATCCGCTGCTACAAACAGCTTTGTCCTAATCTTAGATGCTTCAATCCACTCTGCAAATTTAGTATCCTTTAAGATACTTTCCATGTCAGGGTGATTAGTCTTCAGTGCAGATAATGCAGTTTGCATTCTGTACTGTTGGCTAACTGATTCAGCTTCCTTAATTTTAGGATGGTTCTGAATAGCCTGTGCTACTGCCTTCTCAGGATCAGTAAAGAAATCTACTTCTTCGACTTGTTCTTGTTGTTGTTGGGGTTCCGTTGTGAGTTGTGTTTGGATGTAGTTGTCAACAACCTTACGTAGCTCACCTACCTCAGAACTTTGTCGCCCCAATAGCTTTTCAGCTTCTTGGTGCATCTGTACAAGTTCCTGTGCAGACTTGCCTTGGTATTTGTCAGGAATCTCAGGTTCACTAGGAGTTACCTGTTCTTCCACTTCCGGTTGATCTTGTTGTTCAGCAAATACGTCTTCAGTAGACGCTTGCTCATCTTCACGCTCAATTATTTTAGCCATTATTAAACTCCGTACCTTAGTATTATGGAGAGATTAAAAAAGAGTTCTAGCTACGAACTTTGCTTTTTTTCGTATTGGATGTGACTCTGCCTAGCCTTTGCCCAACGCTTAGTAGCGTCAGGGAAGTCTCCGCTTATTGGGTCAAGAGAAGACCTGATAGGTGAGATAATCCTCTTAGCACTGTACCCGCACTTTTCGCACCTAACTGTGCGTTTATCTTCAGGTACTAGCGCCTCAAATACATGCCCATCTAAACACTTAAAATCATACAGCTTGAACATTGTCTTCTAAGTCAAGTTCTTCCTGTGTTTCTTCCAAAGCGTCTTTTTCAGCATTGTTAATTTGAGTTTCTAAGTTAAACAGAGTAGCAAGTATTGCAAGTTGTCCTTTACGGAAGTGCAAGTTGTCGTTATCTGTTGTTAGTTCAACTGAGTTTATTTGCGCTACGTTTTGACCTAGATCTTTCATTAGTTGTTTCCAACCTTCTGAACGAAACATCTCAAAGTAATTAGCAAAGTAAACTTCTAGTTCCTTAGTCATCTTATGTATTCCCTTAATTTAGTTAAGATACAGTTTAGATTATATCATACTTTTGACAAAAAGTCAAGTGTTTTTTAATACATTTTTCTACCAGTGGTTTTACGCATTGGTTTCTTTTTCATGGCCTTCTTTTTCTTTGCAGGTCTACCAACTTGTTTTCCGTAAGTTCCTTTTCCCATTGGCATATCAGTCTTCCTCTTTTTTTGGTGGATCTCTAAGTAACAGTTTAGTACCTACGTCAGCCACAGGCACTACTCTGGGTTCACAATACGCATCAAAATGTCTAGTCTTAGGCATAACGATAGCGTGTTGCCCTACGTCCTGATGAACTAAGGCTGTTTTATATTCAAGGCAGGAAGTCAACTCTCTAAACGCTAACTCCATTGTAGGCACATTCTTTTCAAGAATTACCAACATAAAAATTAACATGGTCATGCTTTAAGATCTACCGTGTACTTGTCTTGGTTAAAGACTTTTAAGATAGTGACCATTAGTTGTCCGTTTTTGTACTCATAGTAAAACTGTTCAAGATAAGTTATGGCCTGTACAGCGCCTTTAACTGCGTATGTTTTTTGTTTTATAGAGTAAGAATCTTTAACTCTGTCAGTTACTATAAACTCGTGTGCGTTAACACTATTGGGAAAAGGAGCAGCTACAGCTTCCACTATAGCCTTCTTTTCTGTTTAACAACCTGTGTTTTTACAGCAGTAGGTGCCTGTAGCTCCCATGTTAACAAGAACAGCTTTGTGTCCCATGCGGTTCCAAGGACTCTTGGCGCTTGGTTCCGCACGTACACCACTGCTCCGTATCCGCACTTTTCGTGGTTGTATTGCAGCCACATTTGCGCAACCCTGTGTCGCTTAGATGGTGGTTGCACGAAGCGTAACATCCTGTATTCTCGCATGTCGCAGAACAAGTTTGGGCGTTCTGGGTCATACTCTATTTGGACAGGAGGGCTTGAACCAATGCGGCGATTTGTTCGTTCGTTTTCTCTTGAATTTTCTCCTGTCGCTCCAAGCTGGAAACGATGGCCTCCACTTTGGCGCTCGTCACTGCCTGTGCTTGACCATTCGCTTGAGCCTTTTTTGCAGTCTCCTCCGCTATCTGAGCTATACGCTCACGATCTTCTGCTGCGTGTGCAGTATTAGCTTGCAGTACACCCCAAGCGACTGCTAGGCTTACAGCGGCGGCAGCAATAGGTAACGCCCATTGTGGTATTTTAATAGAGTTTTCAGACATTGGTTTTCCTTATTATACTGCCCGTAACGTAGCGGACTTTTTGTTTACTATTTTATTACTAGCTTCCAAAACAAAATTAGAATGGTTTTTAATCATACGCAACACCTCCATCTGAATGTCAAGGTCTTGCGCTTCAATCAAAGAACCTCCAAGGTACGAAATTGTCTCTGCATTTAACCTTAGAGTGCTTATTTCAGGATTTTCAATCATAGGCACAAGTTCAGCATCTATCATGGTTAGTCCTTATTTTTTTCGTGACTTAGCTCCTACACACTTCCAACGCTTTCTTGATAAATTGTTTGGAGTGTTAGGGTCATTTTGTTTTTTCTTAGGAAGTCTTTTTTTAATACCTAAACTTCTAGCGCAGTAGCTGTCGCCTTTGCTGGTTCCCGGCTTGACTCTAGGGCCACCGCCTTTTGCTGATCCAGCTTGCCCATAAGATACTCTTTTGCCGCTAGAGGTTACTTTTACCTTTGCTTTTCCTTTCCTTGGTTTTGCCATCAAGCAGCCTCTTGTTGTTTAGTCTTGCGCGTCTGCGCTGGCCTTTTCGCTTCATTCTTAGATTCTAGTTCCTTAATCTTGTTTTCAAGTTCTTCAAACTTGGCGTTGATTTGGTCTAATGCGCTTTGAAACTGTACTGAAGTTACTACCATGTTACTGTCCTTGTCCTACTGGGGGTTTGTTTTGCTGTACAAGTTTGAGATCAATCTCTTTCTCTTTCAGCATAGTTTGTGCCATCTTCAACCTACGGTCAAACTCCTTATCGTCTTGGTCACCTGCCTGTAAGTTGGTTGTGATAGCCTTGATCCTATCAATCTCTAGCTCCTGTGGTGCCAACTGAGTCTCTACGGCCATCTTCTGCGCCCTAGCTTGTGATTCAGTGGCTTGTCCATTCAACGCTGCTGTCTGGGACTGCTGGAACTGTAATTGTGCCTGTTGTGCAGCCTGTGCCAACTGTTGTTGCTCTGGAGTAGGTTGTGATTGCTGTGCTGCTTCCTGTAGTCTAGCAGTAAGGTCTTCACGGTTTGATAGGTTCATGTTGTCAATGATGGACTCTATTAACGTGTTGTACAGAGGTGAGTCCTGTGACATTGTTTGCAGAAGTTGGACAAGCTGAGTTACTTCGTACTCACGAGCTATAATGCCCAGTGTAGACGTAGCGTCAAACTTGTAGTCAGCTACGGGATAGTTTTCAGGATCAAACTGCATGTAACGGTAGGCAGCTTTCTTTACAAACGGTATGAGGAAACAGTCTTGGAAGTTTATTAGTGTGCGTTTGTGACGCTTAATAATAGCACCAAGAGACATGCTAATTCCAGCAGCGGTAGCTTCTCCATTGATACTTCCCGGAATGCCAGCAGAGTCAATCGCCCCTGTAGACATCTGTACCATTCTTTGTAACGCATTTGCTTGCTCAAAAGTTATTTGGCTTACCTGACCAAAGTTAAAGGGTTGTAGGACTTGCCTTGGGTCACCGTTGGTTAAAACAATCTTGCCGGGACGTACCTCTGGCCTAGACCCTCTAGGAAGCCGTGTAGCGTCCATAGCAAGCATTGGGTGTACAGTAAGGGATAACGCATCAATACGTGCGCGTAGCTCTGTATCAAGCGCCTTTTGGCTATTATAGCCTTTCTCACAAACACCTCTACCCCAGAACCTTCCCGGCACAACATCCCAAGGGAATGCTACGATAGGGCGGTCACTCATCATGTAGGGGCTTTCTTCAGCCTTCAGGAGTATGCCACCGTTAGCAATGACAATGATTGCTTCCACGTAGAAACTTTCAGTTGTTTCGTCATCGTCGTCTTCTACAAGTGTTTCTATCTCAGCTATGTCCTCATCGTCAGCCATCATAAGTTCTTTTTCAGACTTAGTTAGCAGGTGTCGAGGTACTTTACCGTAGTATTTTGTTAAACGTACTTTATCGTCATCAAAGCTGGATAGCTCTTGGTCAGGCTCTAGTTCGTAGTCTCTTGGAGCGTTACCAACGTACACATCAGCGTACACTCCAGACTCCTGTAGTTCCTCCACAAGATGTCGTGACACAAACTCATCTACAGCAACTCCAAGCGCATTGTCTACGTTTGTAGCTACAGGGTCAATGAGAAAGTTTTGAGGAAGGATGGGTCGCAGTTTGACCATTGTGCGGTCAGTCACATTAACACCCACTGCTGTCAACTCACCACCCATGATAGGCTGAGTGGCGGGAGCCATCTCTTTAACTTCCTCAAGCACTACCTCACCAATCCCCGTACCAAAAACGGCTGAGTTGATGAGGCACTCTCCTACTGCCTGACGTAGCTTTGATTTCTCTAGGTCAGCGTGGAGTTTGGTTCGCAGGTACACAATGTCCTGAGATTCTTGATCGTCCATATCGTCAGTAATACTAAAGTATTTGCCGCGACCAAACGTAGCTTCCTCAATCTCCGCTACACTGGACTCTACAGCTTGCTGCAATGCAGGGCTGATTATTCTACTTCTTTCGCTCTTTCTGTCTGAGTCTTGTGCTGCCCAGATACCTCTCCAGAGCCTGTAGTATTCTTCGTTACGCTCTGCGTAGTTTGATTCGTAGTGGTCACGCCAAGTATTGCACTTGTCTATGACCCAATCTTCAATATGTTGCTCAGTGGCAAGGGTGTCGTTGTCACCGTACTCCATTACTTTTTCCTTGGCTTTTTAGCTGTTTTAGCTGCTTGCTTAAAGGCTTTTGCGGTTGGAGCGCCTTTGGCTCCTACCTTACGCATTTTTTCTCCAGACCCAGCAGCAATACGCTTGCGTTTGGCTTGAATGTTAGAATACAGTCCTTGTTTAGCCATGTTACTTCCCTACCTTCTTTTGTGCTGTTTTGTGTGCTTGAGTAAAAGATTTACCAGCCCTCATAGCTTTACGCATCTCAGTCATGTGCTTTGCACTATGGTGTACTGAGTGTTTTTTCAACGTAGCTTGTTGTCTCTTAGTAAGTGCAGCCATTAGTACCCCGTTACTGTGTCTAAAACTTCATGGTCATCTATTTCAAAGTCGTATGTGTACGCTATCTTAGCCAACTGGTCTATGTAAGCTAATGAGTCCACAAGGTCATCATGTGTCAGTGGATCAGGAAATTGAAATAACTGGTCTAAGAACCGACTGTTCCACTCCCCTTTGTCAAGGGTTACGAAACCATTTTCAAACCTGCCCTGTAGCGCCCACATGACCCTATCAGTCTTCTTTTTGTTTCCGTGGGTCAACTCATCAACCCTAAAAAACATCCCGTACCGCTTCATCATGTCCGTCAGAGGGGACATAACAGCCTGTCTAGCAATACCTTTCTCTATGCCTATCCCTACTGGCTTGTAGTCCCTGACAACCTCAAATATCTTTCTGGCTGTCTCAGACAACTCCCAGCGCCCATGAACTATGTTTTCAACATGCCAGTGTCCACTGTCATTAACCTTGACAACCGCTATGGCTGTCTCGTCCAATTTACTGTTCTTAGTACGCTGCTTGTTTACTTCCTCAAAGCCAGCTAGGTCAATGGCTATGTAGTAGTCACCGTACTCAGGGGATTCACCAAACTTGACCCAATCCTCCTTGAACATCTCAGAGCCTCTGGCCTCAAAGGAAGCCATAAACTCTTGTCTAAACGCATAGCTGGACATACTCTTTTTAGCTACGTTTATCTCCTCTGCGTCCAATAGAGGGTTGTCATAGCTTGTAAAGTGCCACGCTTTGTACGTTGGGTCATCGTCTAACTCAGCGTACTGATACAACTCATAAAAGTGATTACGTCCCATAGGCGTACCTATGAACAACGCATTCCCCTTTTGGTCAGCCAATGCTGGCCTAAGAATCTGCTCAAATACTTCAGGCTTCATGTCTGCGTATTCGTCCATGACCAGAAACTTCAAGGACACACCACGCATAGTCTCTGGCCTGTCCGCACCCTTCAACGATATTGTAGCACCATTGATTAGCTTTATCTGTAGGTTGTTAATGTGGCTGGACACAATCACTGGATTCCCCAGTTCAAGCAGTGTCTGCCACATGATGTCCCTAGCCTGTCCCTGTGTAGGTGCAACGTAAAACACATTACCCTTACTGGACTCCAAGGCGTTAACAATCAACAACCATGCTGCTAGTCTGGACTTACCAGTACGTCTACCAGCGGCTACAATCTTAAACCTTGTATCGTCACTCCATACCTCTTGTTGCCAAGGGAGTAACTCAATGTTAAGATCAGTCAAAAGGCTTACCGTAATTTTTACTAAACTCTATAAACTTAGGAGTCTTATAACCTCCTTTAGCGTAAGTTAACGCTTCTTTTTTAGAATCCATTTGTAGAAAATTACCTGTCTTAAAATTATACTCTCTAGCTTGATCTGGGTCATCAAACTGATAAAGTTCTCCTGAGTCTAACATGACTATCGTAGGGAACACATACCAGTTGCCTCCCTCGTCAACTTCAGCAGCCATCCTGTGTGTGGATATAGACCCGTCTTTATTTTCAATAACAGGGTACTTTTCAGGATTTTTTATTCTGTCTAAAAACTCTGGTTGTTTTTTCTTAGCCACTTAAAGTTTCCATAGCTTGTTAATAACACCACACCACAGCATCAGTATCTCTAGTATCCACATGGATAAACCCATTAGCCACACCTATACCCCTAAAGCCCATAATCATTGCAGCTTTAATTATCTTATGGCGCTGTTGGCCTCCTGACACCTTAATGTCAGCAGCTATACCTTCAGAGTGTTTCCCCGGCTTAGCCTTCTTTGCCTCTATAGAGTGCTTAGGTGACCTATATCCGCTAGTGATTACAAAGGGAAAACCACATGCTTCCCTTAACTCATCTAGCTTAGCAACGAACTCTGGCTTTATCTGATTCTCACCTGTTTCTTGACAATCAAAATCTTCTATCTTGAAGTATTTGTAGTTAGCCACTTTCTTCCGTAAACTCCCCTTCAATGGTGTTTTCTTCTTCTTGTTCTTGTTCGGTTGTTGCTTCTTTTTCACTCGTACCAGAGACACTTGTGGCGACTTGCCCAACACCTGAGATAGTAATTGACACAGACTGTCTCCCACCTGTAGAATCCTTTTCAAAATAACTTAAAGGCAACATCCTATCCATTACTAGTTTCCATGCTGCCGCTTGATTTTTATGGTCATCGTTAAGAGCAGCATTAAAAATACTATCCAGAACCTTGTTAGATTTAGGGGAAGCAAGCATTCTAGCCTTATATTCGTTAATAATGCTAGCGTCACCTTTAGGGCGACCTACTTTACCCCTGTTTCCTGTAGTTTTAGAGACTACATCAGTCTTCCTTGGTCTTCCTCTTTTACGTTTAGGTTGATCCATAAAGTATTTACCTTAGTACCTAAGAATACTATCTGATTATATCATATTTTGTGTCAAAAGTCAAGGATTATTTTAGATTATTTAGTTATAAGAGTGTCCTTTTACTGTGTTTTTAGTAAATTCTAGTTTTCTTTTGTAAACAAGAGGTTAGTAAGCACTAACTATTGGTCATTTTAACCTAATTTTGGCCTATTTTGTACATGAGAGGGTACTATAATTTATTAAGCAGCACAAGCCCCTCCCCCGTCCCCTCTAGCATACCCCGGCCCTCATGTCAACCATAGACAAACCAAAGGTTGGCATGGTTATTGCATGTGTTGACTAGAGTTGGCATGAGTTTTGCATAGGAGCCTAGCCCTCTGGCTACCACAGCCAACCAGAGAATACAAGTGTTGACATGTGAGAGGCACTCTGGCACCCCATAGGTCAACATAGGTCAACCCAACCAACCACAAGCACACAACACCACCCATTGCAACTACTATATAGTTATATGCATAGATTAAATAGTTATTAGACACCAGTGATCCACACGCTATCATGGCTTCACAAATTAATAACTACATAGGTAAACACATGAATATAAAAGAACAATATATAGAATCTTTAAACTGTGCACTGGACAGTTGTTACCGTGATCTCGATTACTACGAGAGCATTGGTCATCAGAGCAATATAAACGAGGTGGAGCAGCGCATTGTTTCACTTAAGCAACAAATTGAGGACGTAGTCTAATGGGCACATTCACAACATTACTAGACATCCGTAACGACATAGCCGACTCATTGCATACTGTTGGTTTAGACAACTGGTCGCAGCGCCTAGTCATAGGGAGCGAGTACAACAGCATGTCGCGAGCTATAGAGGCCTACTTAGGCATAGACAAGGACACAGAGCATGACATGCCTGAGACGCTGGAACAGATGAAAGCATGGTATTCTGCAAGCGGAGGTCTGACATGGCTGTTTAACGATGCAGTGCGAGAGTTCAACATACCAGTAACACTAATAGAGGAAACAATAGCAGCGTAGTGTTCTATGGCTGACTATTGTCAACAGTAGTCAGCACTGGTAACATTGCCAAGTACATTAACAGTAGAGGTTTACACATGAAACTAAGACAAATCGCAGCTAACCAGACAGAACTAGAGTTACCCTGTGGCGCTGTAGTTCTATTCAGTTACGAGACACCAGTAGCAGCACAGTTAGCGTCAGGTGGTTTTGTACGCACAGAACAAAAATGGTCTGTAACCACTAGCCGACACATTAACAAATGGTTGCAGGGTATTGACGCGCAGGAAGTACCACAGGCAGACCTATACAATTTAACGGGAGAGGCAGCATAGATGTTAAAAGACTGGAAATATAAATTAATGATTATTGGCCTAATGTTTATCCTAGTGGTAGACTGGGAACACACACTAACACTCTGGGGATTTTAGGATGATTCGTAACACTTTTGCAGCCATAGGCGTGTCTCTGTGCATTCTGTACACCATAACAGGCACCTATGTAATACTGCTACATGCGGGATTTTAGGATGATTTGGAGCGCGATAAAAGACTTTTGCACTGCCTATGTTGTAATACTGGTGCTGGTTGGTGTATTATTTTTGATTGAAACTTACTTACTGGGGTAAATTGTGGACGATTTAGATATATTGTTGGACAGAGCGATTACATGGTCAGAATGGGAAAATAGTTACGTTTTGATTATGAACATGGTAGAATTTAAACAACGCATTAGAGAGATTGTGCAAGAGCAACAGGAGCAGAACACATGAGCAACGAATATAAAGAAGCTAACGACGAACGTCTCATGGAATCAGTCTATGAGATAGTGGACAGCCTGACAGAACCAGCAGCACGCAGGTTACTAGAGGACATGCTGTTTACACAAGGTATAGAAAGCGAAGCATTCGACTGGACGCTACGCAACCAGACTAAACAGTTTATCGAACAGGCAGAGAAGGCAGTAGCATGAATATATTTTATATCTCAACTGATCCTGTGCGTGCAGCAGTGTGGCAGTGTGACAAGCATGTAGTCAAAATGATCCTAGAGTCAGCACAGATGCTATGCACAGCACACCATGAGTTCGGGAACCATGAAGTACCGTACAAAGTAGCGCACAGGAACCACCCCAGCACTATCTGGGCGCGTAGTGGTGCCAAACAGTACAATTGGCTCTATAGGCATTTTCAGGCTTTATCAGACGAATATACTCAAAGGTATGGTAGGGTGCACCTAACCTGGCAAAAGTGCGCACAGGCTCTCTCTGAGCCACCTATGGGCATTCCTGATATTGAGTGGACAGATCCACCACAATGTATGCCAGACGAATGCAAACGTGCTAGTAGTCGAGAGGCATACCGTGTATACTATTTCAAATATAAACCACAGGTTATCGACATGCGATGGCCTGAGAATCGACAACCACCAATGGAGCTATTTGCAGCATGAGCGATACATTCTCACATGACATAGACGAAACAGATGAATCTGAGCCTGAGAACCTCAGTGTTCGTGAGTTAAAAGAAAACGACCTGATCGAATACAGGTTGAACACCATGACCATATCAGAGGTATGCAATGCGGCCTCTAAATGGCTAACGATGACAATAGCCGACCACAGCGACGCACAGATTGATGCATTACATGAAAAACTATTCAATAGGGAGCTACACTGATGAGATGCAGAGCGTGCAACAGCGGCCCATTGGGTGAGATTGAGCTAGCTAGGAAAGACCACAAAAGCGGGGAGTTCCTAGACCTGTGCAACACTTGCTACACTGTGTCCAATAGAGCCATAATTGCTCAACAATATGAGTCGCTCTATCTGGACGATAGCCAACTGGATGAGCTAGAATTTGAACTTTTTAACTAGGAGGACTTGCGTTGATCTGAAAATCCTGTATAATATACCTATGAAGCGAAGGAATAAACATAATGTATATTCTTAAAGTTTCATATTTAGTAACCTACAATAACCATAGGAGTCTATAGATGGCTGTAGCAGAAATGAAAGTAGCCTTTAGTAACTTGCGCGAGACTGAGACTTATCAGGGACAAGATACTGGACGGTTTACCTTGACGGGTACTCTGGACGATGCAACAGCAGAGATGTTGTCAGCGCAGGGTGTTAAAATCAAAGCTTACGAGGACATGGCACAACGAAAGTTTGCCAGTAAGTTTCCGGTGAAGATCATAGACGCGAATGACGCGCCCTTCACTGGTGACATTCCCAGAGGCTCTCTTGTACGCATTAGCTACAAGACAGGCCCAGCACACCCAGTGCATGGTACGCCGACGTACCTGAACGCTGTGCGAGTGTTGGAACTTGCAGAAGATGCGTCGGGAATAGATGACGAACTCTAAGTTTATTAAGCATGAGTCCTGCCCAGTATGCGGCAGTAGTGATGCGCTGGCCCGTTATAGTGACGGGTCGGCCCATTGCTTCTCCGCTGGGTGTAACCACCATGAGAATGGTAATGGTGAAGTAGTGAGCATTGCAGAGAAAAGACCGCTAGAGTTCAATGGTGCCACGGCTTCCATACCAGAGCGTCGAATAACACAGGCTACGTGCGCCAAGTTTGGTGTTACTGTGGAGTTTGACAGGTCAGGTAAGATAAGCCGACATCACTACCCCTACTATGCTGTGGACACTAACGAGGTGAAAGGCAGCAAGGTGCGCATTGTTCAGAATAAAGACTTCTACGCCACAGGCTCGTTGCAGGGTGTGGGGTTGTTTGGTCAGAACACTTGCAGAGGTAGAGGAAAGTTCATAACGATAACAGAGGGCGAACTGGACGCACTGAGTGTGTCTGAGATGTTCGACAACAAATGGGATGTGGTGTCGCTACGCTCTGGCGCATCCGCAGCAGCAAAGGAAATAAAAGAGCAACTAGAGTGGCTTGAGGGCTACGATCAGGTAGTGTTGTGTTTTGACAACGACAAGGCGGGACAAGCTGCCATTGATGAAGTCAAGGACATATTTAGCCCTAGCAAGCTAAAGATATGCAAGCTACCTCTGAAGGACGCTAGCGAGATGCTGGTGGCTAAAAAAGTCAAGGACTTTGTGTCAGCATGGTGGGACTCTAAAGCCTATCAGCCTGATGGTATCATCTGTGGCAAAGAAACATGGGATGCTATTACGGGCAAGATGAAAGTGAAGTCAGTACCGTACCCTTGGCAGGGACTTAATGACATGACCAAAGGCTTTAGGCCATACGAGCTAGTGACCATCACCAGCGGGTCAGGGATGGGTAAGTCACAGATTGTCAGGGAGCTAGAATATTACATTCTAAACGCTACTGAGGACAACATTGGCATACTTGCGCTGGAGGAAGACGTAGCACGTACTGCTCTGGGTATCATGTCAGTGGCCGCTGACTGCCCATTGCACCTAGAGGAAGACTTGGACGCTGACGCTGCTTTCCCTTTCTGGGAACAGACGCTAGGCACTGGGCGCTTCTACCTGTTCGACCACTGGGGCAGCACAAGTGAGGACAAACTGTTGTCTCGTGTGCGTCACATGGCTAAGGCACTGGACTGTAAGTGGATCATACTCGACCACCTGTCCATCGTAGTGTCAGCACAGGACAATGGTGATGAGCGCAAGGCTATAGACGCCATTATGACTAACCTGCGAACACTGGTGCAGGAGCTAGGCATAGGGCTATTCTTAGTGTCCCACCTGAAGCGTACCACAGGTAAGCCACATGAGGACGGAGGCAAGATTAGCTTGAGTGAGTTGCGAGGCTCACAGGCGATAGCGCAACTGTCGGACATGGTGATTGGCTTGGAGCGTAACCAGCAGGACGAGGACGAGGATAAGCGTAACACAACTACAGTACGTATCCTCAAGAATCGCTACGCTGGTTTGACAGGAGCAGCCTGTTACCTGAAGTACGACAGGGTTACAGGTCGCATGACTGAGGTGGCAGCACCCAAGGACGTAGACGATGACTTCTAACAGCGCACTTTACTTAGACATTGAGACTGACGGGCTAAATCCTAGCGTGATCTGGATTGCAGTGACAAAGCAGGACGGTAAGGTTAGTAAGCACTACGCTTCTGAGTCTCTGGCTGCTACGCTGGAAGGCACGTTCCCAGTAGTGGGACAGAACCTGTATGGTTTTGACCTGCCTGTTCTGGAGCGCCTGTGGGGTATCAAGGTAGACCGTGAGCGTGTACAGGACACTCTGGTCATGTCACGACTCAGTAGCCCTAATCGTGCAGGTGGGCATAGCCTACGGGCATGGGGCGAGCGTCTTGGGTTCTCTAAGGGCGACCATACTGATTGGTCACGCTTGTCACCTGAGATGGAAAAGTATTGTGTACGTGACGTTGAAGTAACTGAAAAACTGTACCAGCACCTACTGGATGAACTGGACGGGTTTGAGGTGAACTCAATACAACTAGAACATGAGGTGCAAAGGATAGTGAGTAGACAGGTCAGCCTTGGCTGGCTACTGGATCTAAAATATGCACACCAATTATTAGCTCTGCTAAAGGAAAAAAAATATGACTTGGAAGACAAAGTACAGGATACCTTTCGTCCTCTCCCTACATTTGTCAAGGAGATTACGCCACGGTGTAAGAAAGATAATACAGTCTCTACGGTCGGCCTAAAGTTTTTAGGTGAGCAGTGGAAGGATGTAAATGGCCCGTTTAGTCGCATTGACTTCCCTGAGTTTAACTTGGGGTCAAGGCAGCAGATTGGCAGATACTTACAGCATTTTGGATGGAAGCCTAAGAAGTTTACAGAGAAAGGCCAAGCCATTGTTGATGAAGCTGTGCTGTCCTCAATCACTGACATACCTGAAGCACAATTGATAGCTGAGTACCTTATGGTTCAAAAGCGCGTAGCACAGATAAAAAGCTGGATAGACGCTGCTGATGAGGAAGGTAGGGTACACGGCAGGGTAAACACAAACGGGGCTGTAACGGGCCGTATGACGCACTCAGAGCCTAATTTGGCACAGGTTCCAGCGTCCCGCGCTCCATACGGCAAAGAGTGTAGATCCTGCTGGACTGTCCCAGAAGGTAAGTCTCTGGTGGGCTTTGACGCTAGCGGCTTGGAGCTACGAATGTTGGCACACTACATGGGAGATAAGGAGTACACCAATGAAATTCTCCACGGAGACATTCACACAGCAAATCAAAAACTTGCAGGACTTGAATCGCGAGATCAGGCTAAAACTTTCATATATGCCTTCCTATACGGAGCAGGAGATGCAAAACTTGGTACAATTGTCGGGGGAAATGCTCGTGCTGGCAAAACGCTTAGAGGCAGATTCCTTACTGGTCTGCCAGCACTTAAATCTCTTACTGAAAGAGTTGCAAGAAAAGCAGAAGGAGGATACCTCAAAGGACTAGACGGCAGGGTGCTACAGGTACGTAGCGCACACTCAGCACTCAATACGTTACTTCAAGGTGCTGGTGCCATAGTTATGAAGAAGGCTCTTGTTATCCTAGATGAATATGCACAGGGGTACAAGCTGGACTATAACTTTGTGGGTAACATCCACGACGAAGTACAGGCTGAAGTAACAAAAGGTCAGGAGGATAAGTACGGCAGACTAGCGGTGTCTTGTATAGAAGCTGCGGGTCTACACTACAACCTCAGATGTCCATTAACAGGAGAATACAATGTTGGCAGCAACTGGTCAGAAACCCACTGATATACCTTACAAAAGATATATAGAAAATAAATCAAGAGTTACTTTGAATGGTAAAAGGTACAGGCTAGGAAACCCCAATCACCCTTTTCATAGTGTGTACAAAAATAAAGGAATGGAAGCGGCTTTTAAGGCTATGAATTTAGTTCCTAACAAACTACAAGAAATAAAGTACACCGTACAAAAACTTTTTGATGAAGTTAGGAAGGGCCAAGTGTACGTCATACGCAACCCAGCTTTCCCTAGCTGGTGTAAGGTAGGCATGGCTATTGATGCAGAGGACAGGCTAAAGCAGTACCAAACATCCTCACCGTACAGGGACTATGTTCTTGTTGCAGCATGGGATGTCGAGGACAGACGGGAGGCTGAGAAGCAAGCACACGCTTTGCTTGAGCAGCACTATGAGCGCCGTGGCGAATGGTTTGTAGCCTACAGTGACATGGCAGCGGAAAGACTAGAGGCTTTCTTTAATAAGAATAGTGATGATGAAAAACAAAACAGTTAACAACCTTGTTTCCGACATCTACAAGTTAGTTAAAACTAAAAACGTAGACAAGTCCATAGATACTGAAGCTGAGATTGAGAAATTTGGCGAAGCTATGAAGGACTTAATGCGTAATGAGTTTGCTAATGGAGGATACCGTGACAGTCGTAAGCTACGCTTGTCAAACATAGGTAAGGACGATAGATACCTGTGGAACCATTATAACGATGCAGGGCCAAAGGAGGAGATGCAGCCCTACACTCTAGTTAAGTTTCTGTACGGGCACGTAATTGAAGAAATGTTACTGTTCTTGACAAGACTATCAGGACATGCAGTTACGGATGAGCAGAAGGTTTGCGAAGTGGAAGGCATTGTAGGACACATGGACTGTCGCATAGATGGAGTAGTGACGGATGTTAAATCAACAAGCAGCTACGGGTTTAAGAAGTTTAAGGACGCTACGCTGGCTTTTGATGATCCTTTTGGTTATATAGACCAGATAAAGGCTTACGCACATTCAGAAGGTGAGACAGAGTTTGGGTGGCTTGCAATGGACAAGCAGAATGGACACTTGACTTTTCTGAAGTACGACCTGAAGGACACACAAGCGCCTGTGTACGAGGTACTGAAGGAAGACATAGTAGAGAGGATCAAGCACGTAAAAAAGGTCGTAGAGGCACAGGAAGCGCCAGAGCATTGCTACGCGCCTGTGCCAGATGGAAAGAGTGGGAACCAGAAACTCGCAATGGGCTGCTCTTACTGTCACTTCAAACTTTCGTGCTATCCCCAGTTACGCGCTTTTGCTTACGCCTACGGGCCAAAATACTTAACGGAGGTCGTGCATGAGCCGCGTGTACAAGAAATCAAGATTACGTAACGACAGTATCTACAGGTCAGGACTTGAGGCTTCCTTTGCGGCTATAGCTCCAAAGCGTAAGTTTAAGTACGAACCTTTTGATGTCCCCTACACTATGCACAGGAAGTACAAACCAGACTTCGTACATACGCGAACAGGGGTACTCTTGGAGCTAAAAGGATTCTTTAGGGCTGGGGATACGATGAAGTACAAAGCAATCAGGGACTGTATAGACACAGAACTGATCTTTGTACTCTCTGATCCCAACAAGAAGCTACGTAAGGGTGCTAAGATGACTATGGGGCAGTGGTGTGAGAAGGAAGGCTTTAAGCACTACACATTAAATGAATTCGACAAGTTGATAAAATATGTTGACTCACAATAACTACAATTTAACAATGGATGAGATTAAGGAAAAAGTCTTGCAGAGATATGACCCTGATGACCTAATAGAAGCCCTTGACATATCAAGTGAAGAACTACTGGACAGGTTTGAGGATAAACTGCTAGCTAACTTAGAACAATTTGAGGAGGAACTGGAAGATGACACGCGACAAGAAGAAATTGAGTATTGATAATGAGTCACCCCAAGCATGGAGCAAACTCAACAGTAAGTACAAATACCAACTCCAATGGGACGAAGAAAGCGAAGAATACAAAGACGATGCGCCAAACGAACACCCCGTCTTTGGGGAGCAAAATATGGTGGATAACCCACCTCACTACAACAATGGTAGTATAGAGTGCATAGAAGCTATAGAGGCAATGCTAAATAAAGACGAATACATTGGCTATTTGCGTGGGAATGCGTTAAAATATAGGTGGAGATTCAGATACAAGAAAAAGCCTTTTGAAGACCTACGTAAAGCTAGGTGGTATGAGGAACGCTTAATGAAGTTTTTGTTGGACAACCAAGATGCAGTATAAGATAGGCACTCAAGATTACCTTGGGATTACAATAGACTACGACAGGGAGAAAGACCTAAACGACTTCTCTCTGAACACCCTGAAGGACAGATACTTCTGGAAGGATGAGACATACGCGCAGGAAGCCTTTGCACGCGCCTCAGTGTACAGTGCTACCTATCAAGGTGCCACTGACTTTGACTTAGCACAGCGTTTGTATGACTACGCCAGTAAGGGCTGGTTTATGTTTAGCACACCAATACTCAGTAATGGAGGAACTACTCGTGGGTTACCTATTAGCTGCTTTCTTAATTTTGTGCCTGACTCCAGAGGTGGTCTATCATCTCATTATGATGAAAACATTTGGCTCACTTCCAGCGGGGGCGGTCTTGGTGGGTATTGGGGCGCTGTTCGCAGTAATGGTGTGGCTACTTCTAACGGGAGTCAATCAACTGGCAGCATTCCATTTATGCATGTCGTTGACAGCCAAATGTTAGCATTCAACCAAGGAGTAACAAGACGTGGAGCGTATGCGGCTTATATGGACATCTCTCATCCAGAGATTGAAGAATTTATTGCTATGCGAAAGACTACTGGTGGCGATCTTAACCGGAAGTGTCTTAATCTACATAACGGTGTTAATATATCTGACGAATTTCTATATTCTGTCCAATACGACCTCCCTTGGAGGCTGATAGATCCTAAGTCTAAGCAAGCTATTAAGACAGTCCCAGCGCGGGACTTGTGGTGGCAGCTAATACACACCAGAGCAGAGACAGGTGAGCCTTACATTGTCAACACAGACCGCTGTAATCAATACTTACCAAAGGAGCAGAAGGATCTAGGGCTAGAGGTTAAGCAAAGTAACCTATGTTCTGAGATTACACTACCTACCAACGAAGAACGTACAGCAGTGTGCTGCTTGTCAAGTGTTAATTTAGAATACTTTGATGAGTGGAAAGAGGAAGATAGCTTTATATCCGACCTAATCACCATGCTGGACAACACACTTCAACATTTTATTGACAATGCGTTAGACGAATACCCACACAAAAATGTGGACACACTAGAGGAGTTTATGGGCTATGTTGGGGACAATAAAGAAGGCTTTGCAAGAGCCGCTTATAGTGCTTATAGAGAACGCGCGGTTGGCCTTGGTGCGATGGGTTTTCATAGTTATCTTCAACGTAATAGATTCTCTTTTGAGGGAATTTACGCTGCCTCATTCAATAACAGAGCCTTCAAACACATCAAGGAAAGAGCAGAAGAAGCTAGTAGGACTCTGGCTAGACATAGGGGCGAAACTCCTGATATGGCTGGCAGTGGTCGCCGTAACTCACATCTCCTTGCTATTGCTCCTAATGCCAGCAGCAGTATTATATGTGGTGGAACTAGCCCTTCGATTGAGCCTACGCGTGCTAACATTTTTACGCATAAGACCTTGAGTGGCAGCTACAGGGTAAAAAACAAATACCTAGAACAACTATTGGAGGACAAAGGTATAAACAATGATAAAACATGGAAAGATATTTCCGCTGCTGATGGATCTGTTCAGAGCCTTGATGCGCTATCTGCGGAAGAAAAAGAGGTATTTAAGACCGCACCTGAGATCAATCAAATCTGGGTTATTGAACATGCCTATACTAGACAGCCGTATGTGTGTCAGTCTCAGTCAGTCAATACATTCTTTGAGCCTCCAGCAGCCAGTGCATCACAGGAAACACATGACGAATACCTAGAGTACGTCAACAACGTACACTGGGCAGGAGCAAACAAACTAAAGTCTATGTACTACTACCGCACCACAGCGGCACGTAATGCAGAGAATGTCAACGTAAAGATACCAAGAATTAACTTAGAAGAAGGGGAGTGTTTAAGCTGTGAAGGTTAAATTATTATTAGCGACATTACTACTAACTGGCTGTGCTACTGATGGAACACAACGTAGCAAGTGGGACTATCATAAACCTGAGAATGTCAAGTGCATAGATGAGCATATTAAGGTGTGTCGGTTGTACGGGCCACACATGATATGCCAGTGTATGACTAGGACGGGGTTAGTGTGATGACGGATCAACAGGACACAAAACACCCCATATATGGTTGTATGTATTACATCTGGGAAGAAAACTTACTAACTTCCTATGAAGATTGGATTGAATACTACACAGAACTAGAGGAAAAAAAAGAAAATGAGTCTATTTAATGATACAAGACTAGATGAAATGCGAGAGCAATGCTTAAAATTTGACAAAGAACATCCAGAAGTTTGGGATATGTTTGTCCGTTTTTCAAAAGAAATTATATCAAAAGGATATAAAAATTATAGCGTGAACGCTGTTTTTGAAAGAATAAGATGGGAAAAAGATATAGGTGGTGATGGTATTAACCAGTTCAAACTGAACAACAACTACAGGGCTTTCTACGCAAGAAAGTTTATGGCCATGTTCCCAGAACATAAAGGGTTTTTTAGAACTAGAACCCAAACATCAGAAGATAAAAAAGCAACCAAACAAGAGCCGCTTAGACCAGAATACTTTAACAGTCTTATTTCTAAGCTAAAGGGAGCCACAGCATGAGTCTACTGGACACAAGAGACTACTACAAGCCCTTTGATAACCCTTGGATGTTTGATTACTACTCACAACAGAATCAAATGCACTGGTTCCCTGAAGACGTACCTCTGCACAATGATGTAAAGGATTGGCAGAATATGACTGATGAGGAGAAGAACCTACTGACTCAGATATTCCGCTTGTTTACACAGTCTGATGTTGACGTTAGCGCAGGTTATGTTGACAGGTACATGAAGATATTTAAGAAGCCTGAAGCGCGTATGATGATGGGTGCCTTCAACAACATGGAGTCCATACACCAACACGCCTACAGCTTGCTATTAGACACCGTAGGAATGCCAGAGGTGGAGTATAAGGCGTTTGCAGAGTATGAGGCTATGGCAGACAAGCATGAGTATGTGGACTCTGTACGGGTCACTAAGGGCGATAAACGGTCTATTGCTAAAGCCTTGGCTATCTACTCTGGATTCACTGAAGGTCTACAGTTGTTCTCCAGCTTCATCATCCTGCTTAACTTCCCACGGTTTGGTAAGATGAAAGGCATGGGACAGATTATTACGTACAGTATACGTGATGAGTCACTGCACGTTGAAGCAATGACCAAGCTGTTCAGAGAGTTTATTCAGGAAAACATTGACATCTGGAATGATGACTTTAAGGCTGAGATCTATCAGGCTTGTCGTGAGATGGTTGACCTAGAGGATAGGTTCTTGGATCTTGTGTTTGAGCAGGGTGACATAGAGGGCTTGACTAAGAAAGAGATGCGGCAGTACATCAGGTACATTGCAGACCGTAGGCTGCTCCAGTTAGGTCTAAAGCCCAACTACAACGTCAAGGACAACCCTCTGGGCTGGTTAGACGAGGTACTGGGGGTAGAACACCAGAACTTCTTTGAAGGCCGTGCAACGGCTTATATGAAGGCTGGGCTACGGGGTGATATGCAGAGTGTTAAGTTTGCTAATGTAGCTTGAGGGAACTGGGGGCTTAAATGCCCCCTTTAATCTCTCTTTTTACTTCTTCTCTTTCTTCATCCGACAGAGTATCAAACAAATCTTCTACAATACCATTGGCCGCCAGTAAAGCAGCTTCTTGTGTAGGAAACTCAGCTTTATCAAAAGAGAGTAGCTTATTAGTTATGCTAGGTTTTGTAGCTATTTTAGCCAACACTACAGGAGCAAGTAAAATAGACCCTCCCATAAGGGCATCTACAGAAGCTACAGCATACCCTTGTCCGCCCATTCCCGCCGCCTTAGCTTCACTAAAACTCCTTCCGGGCGCACTTAATGCCGCATACTCTTTAGACCTAAAAAGAAGCTCTCCTAAATTACCTTGTATGGTAGAAGATGTTTCAGACATTAGATTCATTATCTGTTTAACTCTGGGTGCATCTTCACCTAAAATTAACTTTAGTCTAGCCGCATTCTCAGGTGTTTGAAACTGAGAGGCTAAATAAGAATATTTTTGATTGTTGAAGTCCCCGCCGACATCAGTAAAGATATTTTTTAAGTATGACTCTTTAATAACTTGTTTAGCTTCATCAGCAGTTTTGAAAGGCAAACCACTAGGTAGTCTTTTATTACTAGCCCTCTTTATAACCGCATAAGATTCATCTATGCTTTTCATCATAGCTGTAATCTCATCTAAACCGCCACTACGGTTTAACATTCTGCCTAAAGAAGAATAAGATTCTTTAGTGGCGTTATTGACGAACCTAGCGTTGACTTTAGGAAGAATACCGTTAATAGATACTCTGTAGGCCTTTTTTAAGTCTTGATATTTAGCCCCTAATTCTGGGCTTGTTCTGTCTAAACTTCTTTGAACTACGCCACGGATATTCTTTGATAATATAGTTAGTTCCCGCGCAGCTTCTCTTTGAGCGCCTGTTGACCCTAAACCACCTAAAGCAGCTATATCTGTTTTTAGAGTCTTTTCAAACTCCAGTAGCTCCTTTACAGACAAAGTTTTTAACTTAGACATAGTATCTAAAGTATCGTTAACATACTTTAATGTAGAAGGCTGTAGATAGTTACGTAGTTCCCCCTGTGACCTGTTCTTAAACTTAGTAAAAGAACTTTTTAATGGGCCTAGCTGAGTCCTCTGCGCTCCTAGTCCTTCTTGTATTTCTTGAAGTCCCCTAGAGTACAAAGTAGACATAGCTTTTTTGCCTTCGTCTACAACAGTAGACATGGCCTGTCCTAATGCTCTAGGGTCTTGAAATTCATCAGTTCCTGACCTATTCATTATTTCAGTGAGTGCAGACGCAGAAGCATTATCTAATCGTTCTGTAGCTTTCCCCATTTTACCTGAAGAAAACAAGCCTAAATTTGCAATGCCTTCAGACAGTATCTGTACAGTGTTAGCTTGCCCTGTCTGAGAAGGTAATAGAGTAGCTCCAAACTCCTCTGCTAGTTTTTGAGACTCCCTCAAAGACTCTGGACTACCTGAAGGTAATAGTCCCGCTGTCCTAGCAAGGGCTTCACTTTGCGCTGCCTGTGCAACAGCCCTGCTGCTCTGTTCCCCCGCAACTATAGCTGCTTCTTTTACAAACATTTCAGCAGCTTCTTGAGGGGACATACGTGCAGCTTTAGCACTTAACAAAAAAGGTTTAACTTTACTTCCTAGCCCTAAAGTAACTACATCTATACCTGCTGATATTAGTGCCTGTTCAGCAGCCTCAGCATAATCTACAGGAACACCCTCTAAATAATCAGAAGTAACAGAGCCAGCACCGCTTCCTGTTGCGCCCCCTATGATACCTCCTACCACAGCCCCCGGAGGGCCACCTAATGCAAACCCTATTCCTGCTCCTGCTGCACTGCCGCCTAACCCCAAAGGTATTTCCATGTTTTTAGAAAGAAAGTCTTTCGCTGACTCAAAAAACCCTTGTTCTTGAGTTTCTTTTGGAGTATCTAAACTTTTTATTGTTTCTAATATCCTAGCAGCAGCTTCATAATCTTTAGCAGCATACGCTTTTTTATAAGCGTCCTTATGTTCTTGTAAAGTAGGCATACTTATTCCTCCCTTTCTTCGGAGGTATAGTATTGTCCGTCTTGGACAGCACTAGGGTCAGGTAGTTCTCCCTTTCCTGTTTTAGAGCGTTGAATAACTGCGTCTATTTCTGCTAGTCTAGCGTCAGCTACGCTTTGCGGTGTAGCTCCTTTACGCAAAACTCTTTGGTAATCATCATAACTATATTCAAGTTCTCTAATGTACGCTTCAATAGTTTCTTTATTTACTGCTGTAAGGTCATTAATAGACGAAACAAGCTCTTGTGCGGAAACTCTCTCTCCTTCCGTGGGGTTAGTCCCAAACTCACTCAATCTGCCTATCATTTGTTCTTTAGCTAATTTATTAAATCTTTCTGCGTCAATTACACCTTCAGCTTCTACCCCTAAGAATTTAAGAACAGCTTTATAACTAGCAGGAACAATGCCGCCTGTTGTAATCCTATCTAAAAGCTCTCTCTGTTCGTATGCTCGTCTTAACTGAGGGGCTAACTCTCTAACTTTAGTTCTAGCTTGAGAAACTTCTTGAAGCCATAATTCTGCTTCTTTTTTATCTATATTAAATTTCTGCTGGATACTAAGCGTTTCTCTTCTTAAGTCTTCCTTATACTCATCTCTGCCCATGTTTAGGGCATTTTGTTCTTCGGCACTAGCCCCCGTAGTTCCGCTAATAGTAGATGTTCTTCCTTTAGGTACTACTCTGTCTCCTTGGCTATTTCTATATATAATCTCTGATGTACCGTCTTTATTAAAGGCTTCAGTTACAAATAATTCTTCGCCAGTTTCATCGTCCCTAACTTTTCCTCTGGAAGTAAATCTAACATCTTTAGATGTAGCACTAGGCGCAGAAATACCTCTAGCAGTCATTGCTGCATCATAAATATCTTCTAGTTCTGATGGGGAAATATCATATTCTGTTTGGAGAGTAGATACTGTATCTAAAGTATTTAGACTATAAAAACTATCAGGGTCTACAGTTAGCAAAACATCTTGTATTAAAGAAGTTCCTTCTTCTTTTCTTTCAGCCTTTTCCTTTGTACTTGTTTCTGTTTTAATTCTTTTCTGGGCAGCTTGAAACAAAGGTATTCCACGTACAGGGTCAAGTTTAGCGTATTCTGATAATACTTTTAGTTCTTGTTCAGGAGTTTTCATGCCCTGAGACATAACTTCTTGCAGCTTCTCCTGTGGAGTCCTCATGTCCCTACCCATCAGGTTGCCAACATTACGTGCCAGCATACCACCAAGGCTTGCAGGTTGTACTCCAGCGCCTGTAAGTGTGCTTCCTGCACCTGCTTGTCTTCCTGCAAGGTCTTCACCAAAGTCTCTTATGGAACTAAGCAGACCGGGACTAAATCTTAAATTTGCCATTAGCCCTTACCTCCAATACCTAAAAAGTTACCTATACCACCCAGAAGGTCGCCTAAGTTGTTATCGCCAAATATACTACTAAACATGCCTTGCTGTCCTGCTGATGATCCTGCGCCAGAAAAAAGCTGCCCGTACAAGTCTTTTAGTACGTTAGCCCTTGCAATTTCAGTTTGACCTAATGCTTCCAATCCAGACATCCCAGCTTCAGCAGCTAACCCTGCACCACCACGGCGACCTAAGTCAGCTATAGACGCTATGTTAATTGCTGGTGACAAGGAGGACAATAGTTGCTGTTCAGGTGTTGCTTCTAGTCCAAGACCTGCACCAATGTTTTGTAACTGTGCAGCTTGTAGTATAGCAGGTAATCCAGCGGCTTGCTGACCTAAACCAAACATTCCCTGTGCAGCCGCTAGGTCTTGCTGCCTTTCCGCACCTGCTTGCTGTAGTGCTGCTAAGGCTGCTGTGTTCTGTGCTTCTGATCTAGCTTTCTCTAGTGCAAACTGCTCTGGAGATCCACCAAACATGGCTGTACGTAATCCTGTACGCCCTTGAGACTGTAACTGCTCTTGTAATGCTAAGCGTTGTCTTTCTTCTTCAGGTCGCTGTGCTGCACGTATACGCTCGTACACATCAGCTTCCCTGTCAGCCATAGGAGCCTGTGCTGCCGTGAGAGCGCCTGTAACGCCTCCTAACGCCTGAGTTTGTATATTTGATACATCTGGCCCACCTGCACCCGTATAGCTGCCTAGAAGCCCTCCTGTGATCCCTGAGAGTGCCTGTTGTCTAGCTTGCTGTGCCGGTGTCAACTGTGTTTGAAAACCGCCTGTTGAATCAGTTTTAACATCGCCAAACCCTGTGGTTACAGTAAACGGCTTAAATTGACTAGCTGTCTGTGCTTCAGAGCCTATTGTTCTAGCTCCTTGAGCCAAACCTTCGCCTATGCCCCCCAGCCTTCCCATTAAATTAGTTATGGCTGCTGTATCTAAGCCTGTTTGAGCTAAGTCTCCAAGGTTTATATTGCCTAAGCCAGACAGTATGCTACTGAAAAACCCCGGCTCATAGTCTCCTGCATTATAGTATCCTGTTTGTTCTGCCATTATTATCTCTCTATATCACTATACTTGTTATTACGGTGGCCCCTGTTGTAATCACTACAGTAACAACAAGCCACGCTAAGCGTTCCCACCTAGCGGCATGACTGTCAGCAACAGCACGTAACTGTTTTAACTCTACAGTACATTCAGCCCATCTCTCACCACATTCCTTCTCATGGTGAGCTATACGTTCCAAAGCCTCTAAAGCTACGTCCATTTCTGTTTTAGCAGTCATAAGTGTTCTCATCAACTACTGCTTGGCTTTGCCAATGTTTAGTGCAATTACGTCAAGTAGTTTATAAGCCTTTGCAACCCATACGTCATCCGTAGGTGTAGGCGTTAAAGCTGCTATAGTAGATGCTAAAGCTACAGCAGCGGTGAGTACGTTAAATAAGTCAAATAGGTATTCCATTACCAAGGTACTCCATCAGCCTGTGCAGCCTTACGATCAATTTGACCTTGCACTTTTGCAGTACGTTCAGTCTCAATACGAGCCTTATACTCAGCAGCGGTTTCGTCGCCTTCTTTGTTGGCTTCCCAGATCCAGCCCAGTACGTCGCTTTCTTTTAGCGAAGCATAGGCAATGTAATCGCTGCCAGAAGCGTCATAAGTAAAAAGGTTCTTGCCGCCTTCAGTAGCAGTTTCGCCACCAGAGCCATCGCTAACTGCATTGCAAGCCCAATACGCTTTAATAACGCCACCATCAGCGTCTACATGGGTCATGTTGCTAACCGACCAAGTTGTGGTTATAGCCATGCTATTCTCCTTCAGAAGTTTTTTCGGGTTCTACAATTACTTTACCGTCGCTATCAGTCCAATCAGTATCCTTCATGTGCTGATCGTGGCGCTCACCTACCACCATCCAAGAGATCGTGTCAGTGCAAGTATTGTCTTGTGCAGTAATTGTCAAAGTGTTACCAGACACCGAACCTTTGATTGCAGTCCAGCCTGATTCGTTTGATGTAAAACATTGTACGTTTGTGTTGAGCAGAACAAAGGTTCCATCCGTCATACCAGCTGCTGTGTCAATGTTTACTGTTGCAGATCCCCCCACCAAATCAACGCTACCACGATAGATATTGTCAGCTTGTGGCGCTTCCACAAACGAGTGAACAAGGTGGTGGGTATCTGTTTTAGCGGGTAGG